CATGGGAAAGAACGGCCGCAAGTTTTGCATAGGGGGGTATCGTCAGGTTTTCCGTCCGCAAAAACAGGCACGCCAAAATGAACATCCGCAACCGCGTAAAAGCCCTCCGCACGGTCAAAGCGTCGGAACTGGCTCCGAACCCGAAGAACTGGCGAACCCACCCCAAGGCTCAACAGGACGCTCTACGGGGCATCCTGGCAGAAGTCGGCTACGCCGATGCCTTGCTCGCCCGCGAACTGCCTGACGGCTCGCTCATGCTGGTGGACGGACACCTCCGGGCCGAGACTACGCCAGAGCAGGAGGTTCCGGTCCTGGTGCTCGACATCAACGAAGCGGAAGCCGACAAGCTGCTTCTCTCGCTCGACCCGCTTGCGGCGTTGGCCGAGACGAACGCCCAGGCTCTTGACGCCTTGCTCCGCGAAGTAGACACCGGGAGCGAAGGGCTGCAGGAAATGTACTCTGACCTTGCGGAAGCCGCGAAACTCTATGACATTGACGAAGCCGCCCCGCCAGAACTTGCCGATGGCGACCGGGCTCCGTTCCGGCAGATGACGTTCACAATTCACGACACGCAGCACGAGACGATTGAAGAGGCGATTGCCAAGGCAAAGAAAGACGGCGGCGACGCCTCGGACGTGAACGAGAACAGCAACGGCAACGCTCTGGCGTTTATCTGCAAGGCGTACCTCGATGGCTAGTGCGAAAGACTTGATCGTGAAGCCGATCTCGGCGGCCGACGCGAATCGGATCGTCAAGTCGCTGCACTATTCCGGCAAGGTCGTGCAAAACTCACAGCTTCACCTCGGCGTGTTCCTGAATGGCCGCTGCGGCGGGGCGATGCAGTTTGGGCCGTCGCTCGACAAGCGGAAGATCCAGCCCCTCGTGTCGGGCACGCTCTGGAATGAGTTCCTCGAATTGAACCGTATGGCTTTCGCGGATTGGCTTCCTCGCAACAGCGAAAGCCGGTGCATTGCCTACGCTATGCGATGGATTCGCAAGACGTATCCGCACATCAAGTGGATCGTGTCGTTCGCGGATGGAACGCAGTGCGGAGACGGGACGATCTACCGAGCGAGCGGGTTCGTTCTGGCAAAGATCAAGCGATCAACGGATCTCTGGAGGCTTGAGACGGGAGAGGTTGTTCACGCTCAGTCGCTGAAACAAATCACATTCGGCAACCAAGCCTCATCGTCTCCAGTGAGAGATGCCCCGGAGTTTATGCAACTAACAAAAGGGAAGTGCAGCCCTCGGCTGTTCCTCGAAGCAAAAGGCGTCAAGTATGAAGTTCTAGAGGGCTATCAGTTGATGTACCTCTACTTCATCGACGCGACCGCCCGCGAGCGGCTCACGGTTCCGATCATTCCGTTTTCCGAGATTGCCCGTCGCGGTGCGGGCATGTATCGCGGAAAGCCACGCGCAGGAAGTGCTGGCAGCGGCACGTCGCCCGACCAGGGCGGAAGGGGCGGTGCAACTCCGACCCCTGCGCTTTCATCCAAGGAGGCATCACATGGGCAAGCGAGGCCCGCGCAAAGAGCCGACGATTCTGAAGATAGCCAAGGGCAACCCAGGCAAAAGGCCGCTCAACAAAAGCGAGCCAAAGCCGCCAAGCGATGACATCGCGCCGCCGGAGTGGGTGACCGGCGTCGCCCGCGAGAAGTGGGACAACGTCGTGCCGAAGCTACTCGGCATGGGCGTGATGACGAACGCCGACGTAGATACGATTGCACGATACTGCACAATGCACGAGCAGTTCGTGAAATACCTTGACCAGTGCCGACGCGGGCTTGACGTGCTCGTGATCCGTGACGATGCGGGCAAGGTGAAGTACATGCAATCGACGCCAGCGGCGACGATGCTGAACAAGTTGGCCGCGTCGATGCTGCGAATCGAGCAAGAGTTCGGGCTGACGCCTTCGGCCAGGAGCGGATTGAGTGGCACGCAGCCGCAGCAAGAAAGCATCATCGAGAAGTTCCGCCGCCTCAAGGCTGCCTCTGAGACGGCAAGCTGAGGCGGCCGACGGCTACCGATGGGACGAGACGAAAGCCAAGCTGGTAATCGACTTCCTCGAATCGGTCTGCCACCACACCAAGGACTCCCCGACCGCGAAGGCCGGCGAGCCGATGCGGCTTTTGGAGTGGCACAAGCAGGACGTTATCGAGCCGCTCTACGGCTGGCGAACTGAAGACGGGCTGCGCCGGTATCGCCTCGCGTATCTGGAGGTGCCGAAGAAAAATGCCAAATCGACTTTGCTGTCGTGCCTCTCCATCTGGCACTTGCTCATGGAGGGCGAGGGCGAACTAGGCTGCATCGCGGCGAAGGACCGCAACCAGGCGGCGATCATCTTTGACGAGACGGCCGCGATGGTGAAGCGGTCGCCTGAACTGGCGGCGTCACTCGAGGTGGTGGACTCGCGGAAGACGATCGTCTGCCAGCAGACCGGCTCGTCTATGCGGGTTATTTCGCGTGATGCCGGGGCGGCGGAAGGCCCGTCGTATTCGTTCGTCTTCTGTGACGAATTGCATGCCTGGCCTGACCGCCGTCTTTTTGAAGCCCTTCGCTATTCGGGCCGATCGAGAAAGGAGCCGCTGCTTTGCACGATTACGACTGCCGGCGACCGGCGCGACACGATTTGTTGGGAGCAGCACGAGTACGCGGAGTTGACCCAGGCAGATCCGAACTATGACCCGCGTTTCTACGGCAAGATTTACGCCGCCAAAGCAGACGGCAGCGAGGACTATTTCGACCCTGCCGTATGGGCTCGCGTGAACCCTGGCATGGGCATCACCATGACCGAGGAGTCGTTTGCGGCGGACGCCCGCGAGGCGAAGAACAAGGCCACGAAACTGAACGGGTGGCTTCGCTACTCGCTGGGAGTGTGGACGGAGTCCAGCCAGCGCTGGCTGGACCCCGACAAATGGGCCGCATGTTCGCAGCCTCCCCGGTCGCCGTTTGAGGGGCGAAAGTGCATCCTCGGGATGGACTTGTCCAAGTCCACGGACCTCTCCGCGATGGTCGCTCTCTACCCGTGCGAGGGCGACGAGTTCGAAGTGGACGCGATGTTCTGGGCTCCCCGCGACCTCATCATGGAGCGGGAGCGAACCGACCGCCAGCCGTTTCAGCACTGGGTGAACCAGGGCCACATCACGGCGACCAGCGGGAACATCATCGACCACTCACAGATTCGTGAGTACGTCTTGGAGTACGCCAAGACGCACGAGATCGAGCACATCTACATGGACTTGTCCGGTGCGGTGCAGTTGGCGGTGGAACTGCAAGGGGCGGGGCTGAAAGTGGCAGGATGGAGCCAAGGCTTCCGGGGCATGAGTTCGGGCACGAAGCGGCTCGAATCTCTCGTGCTTCAGAACCGGATCAGGCACGGTGGCAATCCCGTCCTGTCATGGATGAGCGCGAACGTGACGGTTGAGACCAATTCGTTTGAAGACGTACGCCCGGTGAAAAAGAAGAGCACGGGTCGCATCGACGGCATCGTGGCTCTGATCTTTGCCCTGGGTGGCTGGGAGTCGTCGAAGATCACCAACAAGCCCTCGGTCGAGCCCTCCATCCTCATCCTATGATCGCCCAAAACACCCGCATCCTGTGGCTCCCTGAAGGCGATTCCCGCAGTTGGGACTACGAATCCGGCGGCTGGGCTGGCGGTGGTCGCAATCCGTCTGGCGTGCGAGTTGACCCCGAGAGTGCCTTGCGGGCGACGGTCGTGCTGGCGTGCGTTCGCGTGCTGTCGGCGTCTGTGGCTGGCTTGCCGTTGCATCTCTATCGGCGGCTGGCTTCGGGCGGCAAGGAGTTGGCCCGCGAGAACCCGCTGTATCGGGTGCTGCACACGACGCCGAATGAGTGGCAGACGAGCTATGAGTGGCGGGAAACGCTCATGCTCCACTTGCTTACCCATGGCAATGCGTATTGCGAGATTCGCGGGGCTGGCGAGTCGCGGCAGTTGATTCCGCTGCACCCCTCGCGGATGAAGGTGGACCGCCTGCCGACCGGGCGTCTTCGGTACACCTACCGCGAAGACGGCGGCGCCTCGACGGCCTACTCGCAGGATGCGGTCATGCACCTGCGATGGCTGTCGGATGACGGCGTCAACGGCATGGTGCCGGTCGAGGTTGCGGGCGACGCGATTGGGTTTGCGCGTGCCCTGGAGATCCACGGGGCGGCGTTCTTCGGCAATGGAGCCCGGCCGGGGCTCGTGCTGACCACGGACCAGATGCTCTCGCCCGAGGCGGCAGAGAACACGCGAAACCAGTGGGAGCGGGCGCATCGTGGCCCTGACCGCAGCCATCGGGTAGCGGTGCTGCAAGGCGGGCTGAAAATCGACTCCTTCGGCGGCAACAACCAGGAGAGCCAATTCCTCGAAAGCCGCCGTTTTGCGGTCGAGGAGGTGTGCCGCATCTACGGCGTTCCGCCGCATCTCGTTGGCGACCTGTCGCGTTCGTCGTTCTCGAATATCGAACAGCAGAGCCTCGACTACGTGCAGAACGGCTTGATGCCGTGGCTGCGGCGGTTTGAGTCTGCCATCACCCGTGACCTGCTCACGGATGACGAGACGTTCGCGGAGTTCGACGTTCGCGGGGCGTTGCGTGCCGATGCCGCCGGTCGGTCGGCGTTCTACAACACGATGGCCCATTTGGGCGTGTTCAGCGTCAACGAGATTCGCGGCCTGGAGAATCTGAATCCGGTGGACGGCGGCGACATCCGCGTGGTGCCGCTGAACTTCCAGACGCTTGAGCAGGCGAACGCTGCGGCCCGGCTGGCGATGGCTCCGGCGGCCGAGCCGGTTGCCGAGCCCGTTGCCACCGACGCTCCTGTCGAATCTGCACCGGCGAGCGATGCCGAGCCCCAGGTGGCCGACGTGTCGCTCAACGGTGCCCAAATCACGGGGCTGCTCGCAATCCTGCAGGCTGTTGCCACAGGTGTCCTAACTAGGACCGGTGCCGCTGCAGCGGTTGCGGCAGCCTTCCCGGCCATGCGTCCCGAGCAGATTGACGCGATTCTCGCGGGCGTGCCTGAAAACACGCCCCCGGCGGTGCCTGCGGAACCGGCCAACGAACCGGCCACGTTCGGTCGTTCGCTCCCAGCGTCACGAGCGATGACCGTGAGCATCGACTTCGACCGGACGTTCGCCGCCGACCCTGCCCTGTGGGGCGAGTTCGCACGCAAGGCAGTTTCGGACGGGAACACGGTCGTGATGGTCAGCCGTCGGCCTGACACCGCCGACAACCGGCAGACCGTCACTGACACGCTGGGCGAGTACGCCGATGCGTTTTCGCAGGTGTTGCTCGTGGGCGAGCGTCTGAAGGACGAAGCCGCGAAAGAGGCGGGCGTCGAGGTAGACGTGTGGGTGGACGATTCGCCGCAGTTCGTGCGGAGCGAGCCCGAGGCGGAATCGCCGCCGGTCGAGAAGCCGAAGCGTGGGAGGAAGAAGAAATGAACATCGAACGACGCGCTCTGGCGATTGACGAAGTGGAGTCGGCTGTGCCACTCCTGTCGGTCGAGACTCGCAGCGAAGACGGCACCGACCGCGAGTATGTCGTGGGCTATGCCGCGAAGTTCGGCGTGAACTCCCTCGACCTGGGCGACTTCATCGAGCGGATCGACCCCGCTGCGTTCGGCATCGTCCAAGAGAGACGCGGGCGGAAGAAGCCGCTGGAGACGCGGGCTCTGTGGAATCACGATGCGAACTTCCCGCTGGCTCGCTATCCCGGCACGCTGAAACTCTCGGTCGATGACGTTGGCTTGCGGTATGAGTTCCCTGTGCCCGACACGACCTACGGGCGGGACATTGCCAGCAACATTCGGGCGGGCATCGTCAAGGGCTCGTCGTTCTCGTTCACCGTCCCGAGCGGCGGCGATGCGTGGAGCGTGGAGGATGGCCGCAGTGTGCGGACCATCACTCGCGTAGACACGCTACTGGACGTTGGCCCGGTGACGTTCCCGGCGTATCCCGATGCCGACGTGACCGTGGCAAAGCGGTCGTTCGATGCGTTCCG